TCGGGGAAGTCGGACTCGAAGATGGTTGCCGCAGACTGCGCGGCCATCTGGTGATACGGATCGACGATCTGCGGGTAAGCCTTAGCGACGTACTCGGCGAACTCCATGTCGCTTTGTCGTTCCGCGGTAATCCACATTCGGCGGATGTCGGACTCAGCCAGCCGTAGAAGCTGGTTGAGAATGAACCGGCGCTCAGCCGCCGATACCGACATTGCTTACCGGCTCGGTCTGCGGATTGACCGCCGCGTCGTCGGCGGATTGTCCGGCAGCCGGAGCGGCGGGGAGGCGCTGCAGCAACTGGGTCACCGATGACCGGCGCTGGTCGGCGCGGATGCGGTCGATATCCGTGCGGCTAAAGCCCATTTTCTCGAGCGCGACGTCACTGTCGGCCAGGGACGGGATGACGGCCACGGCCTTGGCCATGGCGTCAGCGGCGGCGGCCTTCGACGGGGTGGATGGGTCACGCCAGACGGCTTGCAGCTTCTTCAGATCGTCGGGCTCGTCCGACAAGTTGTCGCGCAGCATCACGGCGTTACGCATGGCACCAACCCAGCCGCGGCCGAAGACGCGATCAGCGTGCTCTGCCTCGACCACGAGGTCTTCCTTGGCCGCGTAGATGGCCTCGGCGCTGCTGGGGTTGTCTTGCACGATCCCTAGCGAGGAAACGGGGATGTTGGTCTCACCGGCGAACAGCGTTGCCCACTGGCGCAGTTGCTCCGTGTGCGGCTGCATCGACGCCTGTGGGAATTGGCCTAGTTCGGGCTTGAAGTTCGGGTCCAGCTCGTCATCCATGAGCGGCGGCTCCAGGGCGATCATGCGGCCCAGGACGGCTGACCAGCCGCCGTCTTCAAACGCCGCCGCTGGGACATTCAGGGCCCAGCGTTGCGGCGCGGTGTAGAACTCAGCGCCGATTTCCGAGCGCACCACGGTGCGTAGGGCGGAATCGGTGATCGACATGACGCTGCGGGTGATCCGGCTCCGGCCGAAGGGCAGGTTCAATCGTGGGTTGAACGGCAGCAGCTCGACGGGCACGCGGCCTAGGTTGTGCTTGCGGGTGTCCACGCGCCACTTGCCGCCGTCGACGTCGCGGCTCATGATCAGCACGCGGTCGCGCAGATACATCACCATAACGAGCGGGGTTAGGCCCTCGCTGCGTTCGATGATCGACAGGGCTGCGGCCAGTTCCCGGCGGCGGGAGTCCCAGAGGCCGGTGGCGTCAAATGCGCTCTTGGCCATCATGATCACCGGAGGTTCACCGCTCTGCTCATCACCGAGGATGGTGCAGATGAACGCACAAGAATGGATCATGGCGCTGTCGTGCGCCATCGACGACTCGATCTCCATCCGGTTCTCTTGCCAGATGTCGTCGATGCCGAGGTTGGCCACGTCGGTTCCGGGAATGACGAAGCCGTCCAGGTTGCACCGGCGCGAGAGCGTGTCAACGGCTTTGGCGGGCCATCCCAGGACGGCCTCGAAATTGCGGAACTTAGGGGGGATCGACACACCGAGATCGCGGAGAACGTATTTGCCCGCGTAGTAGCTCTCCCGCAACAAGTTGCGGGGCGTCTTGGCGTCGATCTGGTTCAGCAGTTCTGTCAGCGTCGCTTGGTCGGCGTCGGACAGGCCGGGGACGTAGATCAATTGAGCACCCGTACCTTTCTGTTGCTTCTCGCTGCGGCGGGACGGGACTCTGCGGTCGCTCCGAAGAGCGCCAGGGTCGCTGCGACGATCGGATATATCTGGGATGTGGGGTCACTGCGGTCAAGTGCCCAGCCGCCCGCGTCCCTGATCGGCCTACGGCGAGCAGAGAGGATGGCGTCGGTGATGGACCGCTGCGAAGCGTGGGTGATGCTCTGTGAGGACAACCGGTCTTCCAGTAGCCCACACGCCTGGGCCATGTTGTTGGCCGACGTGACGACCACGCGTACCTTGCGTGCTTTGAGCTCCGGCACCAGGGATGAGGCCGGGGATGCGGAGTCGATCACCACCGGCACCCGTCGGCCCGCGCGGGCGACGATCCACTCGATGGCGATCGCTGGGTCAGTGCCGTTCCACACCTCTTCGATGTGTGCGGACTCTTCCTCAACCCAGCAGGCCGCGATCGAGATGTCGCGTGCGTGAGACATATCTACGCCAAGCGACAGCGGTCGCTCGTTATCCGCCGGGCCGATGTCGGACATCTCACGCCACTGTTGCGGCGTGACTAGCGGCTGGTGCACGGCCACGGCGTCCCAGACTCCGAGTGCCTCGCGGCGGAAGGAGTCGTCGGAGAGGTTCTTCTTCATACGTAGCATGGCCCGCTCAGGGGTCCTGTGCGGGAAGCTGGGGTTGGCCTTGCGCCACTGCTTGCGGTCCAGGAGGTCGCAGCCCTCGTCGGCCGACAGCTCGATATAGAGCGTCTCCTTGGTGTCACCGCTGATGGCGTCCTGGCGAACCATGGTGAACACTTCGCCGGGGTCTCGGGGACGCGGCGGCGTACCAGCCAGGATGGTCAGTGGGTTGGCCGCCACGTTCTGGCTGGCCACCATGTCTTCCATCGCGGATTCGGTGAGGATTTGAGCCTCGTCGAACACCAGGATCGACACGTTGGTGAAGCCGCGGCCGAAGCCTGCCTCCCGCGCGCCGAAGAGGATGCGGGAGCCATTGATGAATGTGATCGACTCGTCGCCGCGTGCCCGTATCACCGACTTGATGTGCGGGGCTACGCGCTCCTGGGCGGCCATGCCGCTCATGGAGTTGAAGGTTTCCTTAGCGGTCTTGACCCGGTGGGCGGTCCATATGACCGTCAATCCAGGATTCAGGAGACACAGCGCGAACACGCTGGCCGCCATGAAGAAGGTGTTGTGCGTAGCGATGAGATCGCGGCCAGCTAGAAAAAGACCGTCCCAGCGATCTACTCGGATGCAGCGTACCGGGCGGCTCTCAACTTCTCTGATGGAACGGATGCTGACGGCATGGCGCTCACCGCCTCGTGACTTGCGGTGCCGTACGCGTTCAGCTTTCCGGCGCAGTCGGAATGGAGACTCTTCACCGATGTCCGGGGAGAAGGTGACGCGGTACCGCTGCCCACAGTAGCGGCCATGAATTTTTGACTCCGACTCGTGGAAATAAGCCCGCCAACCAAGAGATCTGGCGAGAAAAAGCACACCATCCGCAAGTTCCCTAGTAGTGGAGCAGAACTCCACCAGACCAGACTTGGTAATGCTTCCGTCGGAATCGAGAAGACCCTGAAGTAGGGCAAGGCGCTGCTCAGTACCCGCAGTCAGGTAAAGGTCAGGTATGCGCTTGTTGCCCTTACCTGTGACGCCCAGCTTCTTACATCGAGCAAAAAACCCGTCTCGCATTGCTGCACCGGCGATGTTGATTCGAACAGCCCAACACGTTTTGTCCCGGCGAACGGAGACTATCTCGGCACCCGTGGCGGAAAGATTAGTGAGCGTTTCCGGCAGGTCGACATCGCCCACCGCTATTACCGCTGCGGTCGAAGTGCCATCTCCGAGCCATACGCCCATCAGATAGGGGTCAATGGGAAGTTCTACCGGCTTAGAAACCAGTGCGTGCTGCTTGGGAAGTCGATACGCAAACTCCCGGCCGTGACGCATCAGTCCGCGCTCGATGAGCTGAGCTGTAGTTAGGGTTTCCCAGCCATACGTCCGCGGTTCACCATTTCTACAGATCCCCCGTCGGCGATCCTGAACGGTCCACAGGTGCTCCTCATCAGCCACTACCGATCGACCGTCAGTGGTGGTTACCTCGTAGCACCTCCGACCACGCTGCCAGTCGTGGGCTTCCACCACATCGGTAGGATGACCGTCCGGATGGAACACAGCGTCGCCAACACATAAATCACCCATTGGAACCCAGCCACGGTTGGCCGTAAGTATGGGGGTGTCGACGTCAAGTGCCTTGCCCACCTGGCGGGGGATGCTCATAGCCACCAGGTCGGCGGCATAGAGGCCGTCGCCGCGCTTGCCGAGCAGCAGCCTTCCGGCACCGTCTTGCCAGCCGTCGAAAGACCAGCCCAGCCGCTCGCATGTGTCGCGCACGGCGGGCCAGCCTGTCGATGTCAGCCCTTCTGGGGCGACAACGTAGCGGGCGACCTCAGACAGCCGCTGGGTCGAAGTCTTCGTCATCGGTACTGGCGACCACGGAGCCATCGCCGCCGAGCTGCTGATCGAGAAGCTCGATCTCGCGGGCGATGTCCTGCAGCCGCCGGGTCAGGGCGGCCAGGTCGCGCGGCGGGCATGAGGGTGCCTCGAGGGTTTCGGCCACCCGGTCGCGCATGGCGACGAGAAGGGCTCGGCGGTCACCGCTCTTGGCGGCCTCACCGATGGTCAAAGGTGCGGTCGGTTTCTCGCCGCTGCGGACAGGGCGAAGATGCTTTGCAGCAGCCATTTCGAGTCCGTCCTAACGATTTTGTGGAAAAAAATGAGCTCTGGAATGCGCTCTGGGATTTTGCCTGGGGGGGCTTTTCACTATGCCCCGAGGGCTCTGACCTGGGGTTATGGGGAGGGGCGGGTGGCCGGTCTCACCAGACGCGTTCAGTCTCAAACCGGACCGAGATGTCGACGCGGTCGGACTTGGCCCGGTTGCATTTGCGACACACGACCTGGCAATTGTCGAGAGTGTCTGGACCACCGCGGGTAAGTGGCACAACGTGATCGAGCTGCGGCGCGTTCGGCGCGAGGTGGTGCGCCGCGTAGTCAATCTGGCAGCCATTGACCGCGCACGGCGGCTCGTCACGGAAAAGAATCTTCCGGAACCTCTTGGCGTTGGTCGAGTTACGCGTAGTCCCCATCAGCGCACAGACACAAAAACGCTGAGCCAGTCCATGACCACCTCGACCACGACACTCACCGCCGGGCTCCTAGCAGGGCGGCCACGCGGCGGAGCAGGTCAAGCAACTCACGCTGCTCGTCGTCGTTGAGTGCGGCCATGAAGTCATCTCCGGAATCCAGGACGGCCGGAAGGAATTGGGGGGCAAGGGGTAACGCGTTGGTATAGCGATTGACACGGTCGTCAAATCCGTTGAGGCCGCCGTTGATGGCCCTACATACGCCCTCATGGTCAGTGGCGTCACATAGGGCATTCAGGCCGGGCCGCTCAACGGTCCAGTACCAGGCCGCCGACACCGCGGCCCACTGCTCTGAGGCGAGGTCCTCCGGGTTGTCGACGAACCACGTAGGCGACGGCACAAGCCCTTTGGCGTGTGCCCACTGCGACACCTTCGAGAAGTTGGCCTTACCGGTCACTTGCAGATAACCGGCGCCGCGGTACTTAGGCCCGTCGCCCGGCTGGTCGTTGCCGAGGTCAGTCCGGCCCTCTAGGTACCAGCCCTCGTCGATCTCACGGCGGTACCGGAGACCCCCACTCTCGTGCCCCGTTTGCGCGATGAATTGGCAGACGCGCTCAACGGTGATGCATTCGGCTTGACGCAAGCCCTCAATGAAACCGGGCAACAAGCGTCGGTACTCGTCAAGGCTCAGGCTGTTGCCCATAGCGTTAGCCAGCGTCGCGGCTAGGTCGCCGGAAGTGCTAGGCATCCCGCAACTTC